ATGATCTGCAGACCGGTTTCTTGTTCGACGATCTGCCGCGCGGCCATGATCAGGCCCGGGATCAGCGCGTCGAAGTCCGCTGAGCCGGCGATCCGGGCGGCCAGCTTGGCTTCGTCGAGCGTGACCGGCTCAGCGATGGGGGCGGTCAGGAGGATCATTCCAATGTGCACCGGCAGGGGATGGGTTTCATCAGGCCACCGCGAAATTCACGATGGCGTTTTCGAGCAGCGACACCTGGCCAAACCCGCGAGACAGGTCAACCATTCCGGGCGCCTCGCCCTGGCGCACCACGATGGCGGGGCCAACTGGCGTGCCGAATGCGCTGTTCCAGATCAGTGTTGTGGTCTGAGGTTTCGGCGTGCCGTCGCTGTTCATGCCGTAGTTGATGAGCTGCACGCTGACGCGCCGGGCCTGGGCGTTGTAACGGGCGAACGCCCGCACGGTGTCGTTCGTGGACCGCACCGGGATGTAGTTCATCGCTTCATCCAGCGTGGCAGTGCTCCACCCCCGGTACTTGGGGCCGCTGACAGACCCCATGTAGTTGCCATAGTCGCCATCGTTCTGCACCCGGATGATGATCGGAGCGTTGGTTTCCACAGTCCGCTTCGGCGGTTCATCCGGGCTACCGGGGTTGTTGCCAACCACCATCATGTGAAAGCCGATGTCGCGCCGGAACAGTTCACCAAACCGTGCACTCAGGGCGTCAAACTTGGCTTCAGTCGCACCTTCATAGAACGGGAATGACGAGCTTGAACACACCACATGCACGGCGGCCAGCTTCTCGTATCCCTCGACATACTGCGCGTTCTGCGTGATGAAGTCCCACACATCCTTGTAGTCCGCGACGGCGCCCCAGAAGCGGTAGTTGTAGACATCGGTTCCCTGGTCGCGGGTTCCAGCGTTGGCCAGGTAAACGTCGGTCGGGAAAATCGGCAGATGGCCCTCTGCGAAAACCTGCATCTGCGAATGCCGCAGGATCTGCTTCAGGACACGCGGCGGGGCCTGGTTGGGTGCCGTGGGCTTGATTTCGTACACACTGAACAGCCCAACCATGTCGCTCATGGCGATCTGGCAGCTTTGCCGGCCGCATTGCAGCCAGCGCGCATTGTGGAAATCACTTGACCCCACCGTGTAGGCGCTGATCTGGTCCCAATACGGTGGCGGAATCTCGGTCACCACAAAGGTGACAGGCTGCGGGTTCAGGCGCCCGATCCACAGCATGTAATCCTGTGGGCTGGCGGCGTACATATTCAGCGACATCGGCACGCTAGAGCGCGTTGCCCGGTCGCGGATTTGATCGGCAACCGCCTTGCGCATGTAGGTTGCCCAGAACGACTGATGCGTGCGCAGGTTTGCATTGGTGCGGACGCTGGTGCGGAACAGATGCCCGTCCAATGCGGCCGCGTCAACCTGCAAATTGCCGCCTGGGCCAGCTTTCAGGAAACTCTCGAAGTTGGTGACAAGGAATGCCTTGTAGTCCAAGCCGGTCGGATCAGACGGCAGGCCACACGCGGTGCGCTGCGCTGCGGTCGTGTTCGCCGCCAGCCACGCCGGAAACCCTGTGATCGCGGCAGCCGAGTAGTCAGCCGTCTGCGATGTCAGATCGTTTTCCAGCCGGTCAGCAGTGAAGCCGGCGAAGCCCGCCGCAGCGCGCGGGTCGTCGTGCTGCAGCGCGGTGCAACCGGCCGCCACCTGGACATCGACAAGCGCCTGCTTGCCGTTCCAGTGCGCCGTGTTGTAGACCGGGCCGTAGCTCGGGGTGTCCTGGCGATTCAGAAGCGGATCACGGGGCACGCCCGACAGCAGCGTCGGCCGGGGCGAGATGTTGGAATTGAAGAAAATCGACTCGAACGGGTAGCCCGCGATGTCCAGCGCGAAAGGCCCGGTGTTCTCGTCGATTGCCGCAGAGTTTGTCGTTGCCTGCAGCAAGCACCCCACCGCCTGCACCTCGGCCACGAACGAATTGATTGATGCGTAACCCTGCGCCACCGCCCGGTCTGCATAGCACCAAGCATCGTGCGTGGCGCCCCATGCAGCCAATTCCAGCGCGGTGCGGATCGGCACATAGGTCGTGCTGGTGCCGTTGATGCCGATGGTGAGTGAGTTGGTCGTTCCGCCGACGAACGGAAAGCGCGAACTCATCACCCGGCTGGTGCGCGTCAAGCCCCAGCCGTTGGGGATGTAGGTCGGGCGGAACGACCACGCCGTCTGCAACATGGATCAGTTCCAGACGTGGCCGACGATGCAGGTGTTGGCTGGCAAAAAGAATTTCAGCGTGGAAAAACTGATGCCGTGCCGCGCCTCGTCCCAGGTGTACGCGCCGGCTGGCAGGGGCATGCCCTGCGTAGCAGTCGGGAGGCCGCTTTCGTTATTGAACACAACCCGCGCCCCGGCGCCCGTCACCTGAAAATCAACGGCCTTGTAACCGACCGGGAAAACTGTCGCTGTTGCGGTCGGGAACTGCACGATTGCGCCAGCGCCAGCCAGCAGGATTTCCATCGTCGCGGTCATGCGGTAGGGGAACCCGCTGGCCTCGGAGATGAAGTAGCCCTGGATGCGCTGGCCGTTGCTGTTCAGGGCGGCAGTGCGGAACGTGGACGGGACTGCAGCCCCCGTCGCCGACAGCGGCAGGATCAGCGACTGGCCGCCGATGACGTGCCGCGCCGGCTGGCGGGCACTGGTCACCGAGTTGTTGGCCGCGCCCGTGTTGGCCGCCGTGTTGGTGGCAAGCACGCCCGTGCTGTCCAGACGACCAGCGCGCAGCGTGACCGCCAGGCCATCGTCGCTGGCGATGCTGTTGGAGAACAATTGCAGCGCAACGGCATCGGCTGGCGGGGTCGGCCACACAGGCGTCTGGGGGGCGCCCTCGGCGTTGGCCGAGTAGTCGATGATCGGCCCGGTGTAGCGGAACTGCGCTGGGCATTGCGTCCAGGGAGTCAGCGGCTGATTCGAGCGCGTCAGGTCGTGGAACAACTCGCTGAGTTGCGCGGGGGTGGCGGTGACGCCAGAGCGTTGGATGGTCATGGTCGTGGTCCTTTAAACGAGTGACAGCAAGCCGTCGTTGAGTGAGAGAGCGCCGTTGTTCAGCGACAGGTAGCCGTCCGGGAACGTCCCGACCGGGACGAGTGCCAAGTAGGTGTAGACCGGCGACACGGCCCGGCAGCCGATCACTGACGGCGGCAGATGCGGCATCTGCACATCCGCCAGCGTCAGCGTGTAGGTGCTGCTGGTGGCGCCAGCGATGTCGGCGCCGTCGCGGGTCCACTGGTAGCCGCCCACCACCCAGCCGGCGTTTGTCGTGGCCGTCAGCGTGGCGCCCAGGACATAGCCGGTTGGGGCGGTGATCTCCAGGGGGCCGATCCCAGCCTCTGACACCACACCTGAGATTGCGACCACCTTCTGCTCAGGAAGCTGGGTCGCGTCGACATCGCTGAACAACCCGGTGGCCAGCAGCTGCGCCGCCTCGGTGTCGCTGCGCTGCTCCTGCTGACCTGGCACCCAGGCGCTCTGCTTGCCGGTGGTGGCGAGTTCTGGCCACCGCGTCACGGTGCCGATGTATTTGACGGTCTTGGGCATGTGGGGGTGCTCCTGGTGTGAGGCTCAATCGCATGCGCCCGGGTGACCCTGGCGCAAGCGGCTGCGCCTGGCGGCGCATGGGGCGCTGCAGCAGCCGGTTGCCCGCTGCAGCGCCTGGTGCATCAGCTGGCCGCGATCTTCAGCAGCTTGATGGCCTGGGTGTTGCGCAGCTTGCCGCCGGTGCGCTTGCGCACGTAGAACTTGACGTAGCCCGGCGTGGTGATCTCGTCACGGGTGATGCGCATGCCCACCCGGTCGGCGATCAGGTAGCCCTCGCGGAAGTCACCGAACGCCAGCGGGAAGGCGTTGGCCGCCACCACCGGCATGTCTTCGGCCTCGGTCACCGGGTAGCCCATGAACATGTCGGGCTGCCCCGCCGTCACCGCCGGTTGCCACAGGTAGGCGTTGGCCGTGTCCTTGTACTTGCGCAGGGCGGCAAACACCAGCTTGCCACCCACCCAGCGGGCATTGCGGCGGTAGCGGGCCCGCAGCGAGTACACGACATCCAGCACCGTGTCCAGGCTGGTCGGCATGGCCGATCCCTGGCCGCTGGCGATGTACTGCAGCGTGCCGAACGCGCGGCTGGCGTCGGTCGTGGTCACAGGCGTGGGGCCCGCCAGGAAGCCCGTGGGCTTCTTGGTGCCGTTGCCGGCCACGTAGGCTGCGCCCTCCCCTTGGCCGATGGCTTCAGCAGCCGACTCGATCAGCCAGTTGTCGACGTTGAAGAACAGGTCGTCCAGGCTTTCTTCGGTGGCTTGCGGCTTGGCACTGGCCATGCCGAAGGTGGGCGCCACTTCGGCCAGGTCGGGCGTGTTGGTCTGGTTGCGCGTGTCGCCTTCACCCACCCACTCGAAGGCAGCGCCGTTCACGTCAAACAGCTCCTTGTAGTCGGTGCTGCCCACCATGCGCACCGTGGCAATCTGGCGGATCGGGCTGATGTCGACCGACAGGCGGGCGATGGCGCGCTCGATGACCTCGGGCAACGCAAAGCCGCCGGCCGCACCGGTGGCCGAGCTGGTGGCTGCAGCGCGCATCTCGCGCTCGTCCTCGTCCAGCGCTTGCGCCAGCCGGCTGGTGCGCTGGGCGCGGCGCAGCTCACGCTCGGCACGCTGCAGGGCGCCGCGGCGGTCCACATCGCCTGGCGCCCGCAGCCAAGACGAGAAGGCCGCACGGTGCGCCACTTCTTCGGCGGTCTCGCGCTGCTCGGGGTCGTTGCCGGTCAGGGCGCCGGGGCGGGCCAGGCGGGTTTCCAGCTTCTCCAGGCGGGCCTTCTGCTCGCTGTAGTCGCTGATGTCCTTCTCCAGCTTGGCCAGCTTGGCGTCCAGGTCGCCGGTGGCGCCGCCCTTCTTCAGCTCAGCCAGGCGCTGGTCGTTGGTGCGCTTGAATTCCTCGAACGCCTCGTTGATCTTGGCGATGGCTTCGGTGACGGTGGCCAGCGTGGGCGCATCACGGCGCTCCAGCATCGGTGCATGGGCCGCGTGGATCTTGGAGAGGTAGGCCGCGTGGTGGGCCAGCATGGTGGCCGCCAGGGCCAGGGTCTTGCGGGTCATGGGGATCGTCCTTCGGGGTGGGTTGGGGTGGGATGCGCTCGCTCAGGCCGCAGCGCGTTTCAGGGTGTCAAGCAGCTGCAGGGCTGCCCGCTGTGCGCGCTGAGCGTCGTGGTCGGCGTCCCGCTCGACCTGCACGCTGCGCTTGACCGCGGCCACCATGGCCTTGGCCTGCTCGGCAGACAGGCCCGCATCCCGCAGGGCCCGTTCCGCGTCGCGGATGGTGTTGATGGTGTTGAGCGCGGCACCTGACTTCACGGTGTCCACGCGGGCCTGCACGTTGGCAGGGAAGGTGACGGGCGATACCTCCCACAGGTCGACTTCCTGCAGGGTGCGCTCGTCGTTCTTGTCGTCCCAGGTCCACTTGCGGCTGATGAAGCCGATGGACAGGCCGTTCAGTGCCCCGGCCTTCAGCAGCGCGTGGGCCTCCTTGCCGCGCGGGGCTTCCAGCACCAGGCGGCCCTTCACACGCAGGCCGCGGCTGTCTTCCACCATGTCGGTCCACACGCCAATGGGCTCAGCATCACGGTGCTGCCACAGCATGGCGGGCATGGTGCCGGCCGCCTTGTGCGCGGCCAGCGTGGCGGCGAAGGCGCCTGGCACGATGATGTCGCCCCAGTCGTCCACCACGTTGAAGACGCTGCCGTACCCCTCGATGGTGCCGTCATCGCCGATGGCGCGCTGCTCCAGCCGGACGATGGTGTTGCGGCGCTCTGGGCTGCTGCTGCCGCGGCGCTCCAGACGCTGGCGCGACAGATCCAGGAACTCGCCC